TATGGTAACTATGCACAGAATAAACCGTCTATTCTTGATGCATTATTTTATGGGATTTTCAATTAATGATTAAATTTATTATGGGAATTGTGGTAGGAATAGTGTTGGTCACATACTATCCACAGATAACAACAACAACCACTAAGATGTTTGTAGACAGTGGTATTCGTGACCAAATTGTAAATCAACTTAATGGAGTAAAGAGTGATGATTAAAAATGTAATACTAGTAGGCGCTGTGGGAGCTCTACTAAGTGCTTGTGCATCAAATACAGGCACAATTGATACGGCAAAGAAACCAACACCGTTTGCAGTAAAGAAAGCATATGAACATACTGCAAAGGTTGTAGAGGAACAAGTTGAACAAGTTCCAGATTGGTATACGAAAATGCCTGATAACAAAGATGCAATCTATTCTGTAGGTACTGCATTATCCCCAGAGTTGCAATTGTCAAAAGATATTGCAATCCTAAGTGCAAAGACAATTCTTGCAGATAGGATTAACGGTAGGTTAAACTCTGTGACCAAATCATTTATGACAAAAGTAGGTTCTTCTGATTTAGATGCTTCTGTGATAAATGAGATTTCAACTGCAACAAAGAATATCGTTGCAGACGTTGATGTTGCTGGATATAAAGTAAAAGAATCAAAGATTGTTTCTAATGGTATGCAGTATCGTGTGTATGTACTCTTAGAATATTCTGATGAGGAAGCACAAAAGATTCTTCTTAATCGTCTAAAGAAGGATAAGATGTTAATGTCTAAGATTAAAGCTAACCAAGCATTTAAAGAACTTGATGCAGATGTTAATAAGGTAAAAGAGTCTGAGACAGACAAACTAAATAAGATAATAGACGCTGGATAAGGAGAACTATGAGATACAACAAATACAATAAAAACTTTCGCAAGAAGGATAAACAAATGCCTAAGAGCGAAGGTATGACGGTTACAGTACGTCAAGTTAAAGACAAAGATGGTAATGTAACTTCAGATGTTAACGGTGCATTGCGAGTTCTAAAGAAGAAACTAATGAAAGACGGTTTCTTCCAAGAACTAAGAGAACGAGGACACTTCACTAGTAAAGGTGAAAAGAAACGTAAAGCAAAAGCTGCTGGTAAACGTAGGTATCTCAAGAAGATAGAAAAAAGGAAAGCGGAGTTAGGTTATTGACCGATAATGTCATTAAATTTCCAACAACATACAAGGGTAAAAACCAACCTAAGATTGATGACTTGGATGCACAGAGAATCACAGAAGACTTAGATTTCTGTGATAATCTTGCTGAAGGGTTAATGATTAACCTTATACATAATGTAGGTGAAAATGGTTTTGATATTAAGAAAGATAGATTTATAGGTGATATAAGTTTCCTTAATGAAGTGGTAAAAGGTACTCTATATCGACAGATGGGTTTCCGTCATCCAATGCAAGATTTTATGGACTTGATTGTGAAGACTGAAATGGATGAAGAGAATGACACAGTGGTGAGTAAAATAAATTTGAACAAGATTGATGATTTACTTCCTCAATCGAAGGATGATGGTAACGGAGATGATATTAGTTGATATGAATCAAGTGACACTATCAAATTTGATGGTGCAGATTGGTGGACGAAAAGAAGTAGAACCAGACTTAGTTAGACACATGGTTCTAAACTCATTAAGAGGGTATCGTAGTAGATTCTCTGGTGAGTATGGTGAACTTGTGCTTTGTTATGATGCAAAGAATAACTGGAGAAGGGAAGTATTTCCCAACTACAAGTATAGTCGTAGAAAAGATAGAAAAGAATCCAAGTTAGATTGGAATGCTATCTTTGATACACTGCATTTAATTCGTGATGAGTTAGATGAATTTTTCCCATACAAAGTATTGCAAGTAGATACAGCAGAAGCAGATGATATAATTGCATCTATAGTATTTCATGTTGCAAAAGAACCTAAGAATTACGAGAAGGTATTGATACTTTCTGGAGATAAAGACTTTATACAACTACAACAACATAATTTTGTAGCTCAATATAGTCCAACTCAAAAGAAATTTATTAACGGTGTAGACCCTACTACATATATTAAAGAGCATATACTTCAAGGTGATAGAAGTGATGGAGTTCCAAACTTTTTGTCACCAGATAATTGTTTTGTAGAAGAGATTAGACAACGACCTATCTCTAAACGAAAACTTGCTACTTGGATTGAACTTGAACCTAAAGATTTCTGTAATGAAGAGATGATGAGAAACTTCCATAGAAACAGAACTCTAATAGATTTAAATTACATTCCAGAGGAAATAGTGGATAAGTGTATTCAAACTTATGTGGATACGCCTAGTGGAGATAGAAAACAACTACTAAATTACTTTATCAAGTATAAACTAAAAAACCTAATGGAGAATATTGGAGACTTTTAATGAATAAACCAGTGAAAACATATACACCACTAATGTCAGAAGTATTGACAAAGGTGAATAATGCAAAGACTAAAGATAAAAAGATTGCAGTTCTGAAAGAACACGATAGTGAACCTTTGAGAATGATAATCAAAGCATCTTTTGACCCAAGTATCGAATGGGTACTACCAGAAGGTAGTGTACCATTTAAAGCAAACGAAGCACCAGAGGGTACAGAACATACTTTACTTTCTCAAGAAGTTAGAAAGATATGGCACTTTATCAAGGGTGCAGATAATCAAACACCTAGAATGAAAAAGGAAACTATGTTCATTCAGATGTTAGAAGGTTTGCATAAATCCGAAGCTGAAGTTCTTTGTCATGTAAAAGACAAAGTTCTACATCAAAAATATAAAGGTCTATCCGACAATGTTGTGAAAACAGCATTTGGTTGGGAAGATAATTATTGGTTACCTAATGGTAATATTATCTAAATTTGACTTGACTTTAAGTCAAAATAGTGGTATAACTATAAACATGAATTGATTAGATTCGTAATGGTTATATTATGGTTCGTGCGATATTGACAGTTTGCAAAGGTGTTACCTCTCACTCTCTCAAATCAACACCTTGGAACGAATATCGCATAGGTGAACGCTTTGATAAGACATTGACTACTGTAAACAGTAATGCTTAATGCAGAAAAGCGAATCACCACTAAAGGGGGTAGTGCAAAACTACCCCCTTTTTCTTCTTCTAAACCCTTGATTTATAAGGGAAAAAAATAATACTTGACATTACCCCCATTTTAGTGTAAAATGATAATATAATTGAGAAGAAAGAGAGATAAAAGTATGAATTTTGTGAGTGCAAGTGGTGGTAAAAAGCATCAGAGAGATATTGCTATAACAACCATCCATCAAATGATTGCAGAATTACTTCCTAGATTTAGAACTCTTGATATTGAAGTTGTTTTCAGAACATTCAAGAAAGAAGAAGGTGCAGTTGGTTTCTGTGGAATGACAGATGACAATCGTACTTTTGAAATAGAGGTTGATACTAAGATGGGTATTAATGAATTAGTTACCACTATCTGTCATGAGATGGTTCATGTCAAACAGTATGCAAGAAATGAAATGACTGACGAATGTGTTCAGTACGGTGCAGCTACTTGGAAGGGTAGAAAAGTAAATCCAAAAACTACTTACTACAATCTTCCTTGGGAGAAAGAAGCATACAGATTGCAAGATGGTCTTGCATTACAAGTTTGGGAAAGTGGTGAGATTTAACTTGACTTTGTTATCAAAACATGGTATAGTGATTCTATAAGATGAAAAAAGAGAGGTTATTATGAAAATTACAGCAGAACAATTTGTCGAGTCACTCGCAAGAATGTCAGATGCAGAAAAACAAAAAGCTGCAAATCTTCTTGTGAACAAGTGGTTTCACTTGACACAATCATTCACTGGTATGGTTGACGCAGAATTGCAAGACCAACATATCAATGAACAAGCAGAAGCGTTTGAGATACAACGAGCTGCTGAAGTTGGAACTAAATTATTTTAATGGAGAGAGAAATGGAAAAAGTTGCAGTAATTCATACAGCATTTGAAGACGCACCATCAACTGTTGCGTTTGTAGATGTTGATGAAAATTTGTCATTGTCAGAAAAACTTGAGTATGCATATCGTTGGACTAACAATGTTATGGGTTCTTGGAGTAGAACTGATATGGAAGACAACGGTGATTACAATCCTGCCGTTACTAGGGTTGCACCATTGCATGAAAATGGAATGGGTTTAAGGTCAACTTCAATGGGTGACCAAATGTTAGTTGGTAACAAAAAGTATGTTGTTGCTATGATGGGATTTGAAACTTTAGAAGGAGAAAAAGTATGACAGTAAAAGCAAAAGGTAGACCATCTACTACCGTTATAGACTTAGATGGTTCTCAAGGGAACGCTTTTGTTCTCTTGGGTCATGCAAGTGCTACTATGAAAAAAAGTGGTATGGACAAAGAGACACAAGATAGAATCGTTAATGAGATGAAATCTGGTGACTATATAAACTTACTGAGAACTTTTGAGAAGTATTTCGGTAGTGTGTATACACTTCAAACATCTAATCCAGAATATCTGGATGCATTTATGGTAGAAAAAAGTGCTTAAAGAACTTTTAACAACCTTTGTTATATCCGCTTCTGCTATGGAAGGGGATGTAACACTTAAAGGTGCTACAGATTACCTTGATAGACAAGCAGTCTGTTTAGCAAATAATATGTATCATGAAGCTCGTAGTCAAGGACTCGCTGGACAACTTGCAGTTTCGTTAGTTGTTTTAAATCGTGTAAAAGATGATAGGTATCCAAATACAATTTGTGAAGTTGTACACCAAGGCCCTATCAGAGAATCATGGAAGACTAAAGGTAAGAATGTTCCAGACAGTGAAAGAACATATTATCCGATTCGTCACCGTTGCCAATTTAGCTGGTACTGTGATGGTAAAGATGATACACCACATGAACCAACAACTTATGGTGCATTGTATGAGATGGCTGCAGATTTAGTTTATGGTGACATAACTGTTGTTGATATCACTGAAGGTGCAACACACTATCATGCAGATTATGTATTCCCTGCTTGGAGAAAAACCAAGACAAGGACAATTGAAATTGAAGACCATATATTTTATAGGTGGGAAAAATGATGTTAAGAGGTTATGCGAAAAAATATGAAATCCATAATGGAGTTGGATATACATATCAATTTGAAAATGGATACGGTGCATCTGTGGTAAAACACGATTCATCTTATGGTGGGAAACAAGGTCTGTATGAGATTGCAGTACTTGACTCCACTGGAGATTTATGTTATAGTACTCCTATTACTGATGATGTAATCGGTTTTGCAACTGAAGAAAAAGTATTAGACACTTTACATAGGATTAAATTATTATGAATTTCTTTTATCTAGATGAAGACCCATTCAAGTCTATTGAATACCATTGTGACAAACACATAGTCAAGATGCCTACAGAGTACAAACAGATGTTGTGTACTGCACATAGAGTTCTTGATGGTGAAATGTATATTGATAGAACTAAGAATGGTGCAAGGATTAAAAGG